AGGGCGCATAGTATATCACGCCCAAATCCATCAACATATAAACCTAATCAAAAATTAGAGTTATAGTCAATTTCGGTGCACTCTGTATATTCTTCGGGGATTTCGCAATCTCCAAAAGTATTTACAGCAGTATCACTGACAGGGCTAGGCCGAGTGCAGTGAAGGTGGAAATGTTCGAATACTTGTGCGTGATACCTTATCCGCCGTTGCGCTTTGACTAATTTATCAATGGGTTCAACCCCATCGTAAAAGTCATTGCGAAATAGCTTATATAGTAACGCAGCGTTCCTCCTGTTAGGGTTTAATCTAACTGAGTTAACGCTTTCACTATTCGGGTAAAGTTGTCGATAAAGCGCGAACGCTTTAAGAGAACCATTACTTAAATAGTTTGGCAGTATTCGGCGACGAGTAATCGGCACCATTCTAACAGCGGGTGTATATGTCACGTTGATATCTAGTAAATAGCTATCATCTTCGATATAATTACCCCGTATTAGCGTACGGATAGATGCTGGTATATAACTTCGCAAACGATTCAACGTTGCGGGAAATAAATCAGCCCTACCTTTACGAACAATGGAATTGTGCATAAGCACAGCCGTACGAATTGAAAGATCATCTTTTAAGTTAAATGGTCTTACATCCGTCCCGTCGATGTAATCGCCTCCGCAAGATTCGCGAAAATACCCAGTCTCAAATGACTTGGTATCATTTATCACGAATCCGCATGCATCAAACACCGTTTTAATAGTGTTATACGATGCAGTTGGAGCAATAACATCATCGCCATATACAGATACGCATCCTTTCTTGTAAACTCCATCATATTCAGCACTGGCGCGAGCCAATGCATAAAATATAAGAGTTTCAAGCTCGAATGTGAATCCGTTACCCATTGATGAATATTTATGATATGTATAAACAATATCGTCAACTTCATATTTATCAACCCTTCCCGCATTTAGTAGTTTTACCCACTCTGGCGGAAAAAGATTCGTTACAATCATGTAACAAATCAAATCTGATGCAGATACACTATCAACTGTACATGAAATGCCATCTTTCGATGCATTTAATGCTAGTTTACGATGGAGTACTTGCGCAGTTTTAAGATCAATCACGGGTAACAGGCGTTTTCGGATTTCTATACCAAGGCTCCGTTGATAAACGGACGTAATATTTCCTGTTATGGAAATACCACGCTTAGTAAAGGCATCCTTATCCACAGTAGCCAGACGATCGGCGTATTGAGGAGAGAAATAACGATATAATTGTCGATCAGACAATATGTTGTTACATCCCATACCGGTTAGACCTGGACAAGTGCGCAAAAGTTTTGCCACTTGTTCGAAACCGCCTGGATGGACATCCAGTGTAGAATTCAGCTTATCAAAAGCTGATGTATTATTCTTAACACTAATGTTTACGCCACTGCCGAATTTGAATTGTAATTGTTCAAATGTCGGCACGTCACCTAATAAGTCAGCAATAATGCGCTGTGCACGGTGTGTAACCGATGCAACAACAGGATCATTAAATAATGAGCCTTGACTTATTCTAAGGTTGTACGTACGACACCTGATTTCACTTGCAATAAATTTTTTATTGCATTCAACTTCAGGGTTAGTGGGTAAGCTCCATCTAGGATACTTTTTAATAAGTCCTGTAATCTGAGAGTCACCGATATAACTGGTAACTTTTCGACTATTACTCAACTTGTTATCAATAAACACCTTTTCAGGTGAGTAGTTTAACGGGTCTAATGTCTTAGCTGCTTCTAGTATATCAGAATCAGCACCAAACTTTAAACAGAGGAGTAAACCTGCAGCAAATGGCGTTTTCACGTCATTACACATACAAGACAGTAAAGATTTAACTTCATCCGTCGTTAACGGCGTCGTCCAATTGGACGACAAGAAGTTTCGGGCATGTTGCCCTTTATACTGTTTATAATGTTTCATAAACAAACCTTTTTATTAATTAGGACTTTCTTAGTCCGCAGAAAGCCTTACCAAAATATTATACATTCATTATAAATAATGAGTATAATCAAAGTAAGACAAAGTTTCACCAAAAATAAGTTATACATAACTTAATAAGGGTGACGCCCATTTTCTGCTGCATCTGTAACAATAGCTGTTGCTAAGTAGTTCATGGCAAGTGCACGTGTATCTTCAACGTTTACTTGACTTGATTTCTGATCGAACAATTCCGTCACAATCCATTCATTATATCGAATAGATTCTTCAGAAGTGTTCGGGTCAATGTACGAAAACGGTACGCGAATTTTTGAAAATGCGCGACGTTTTTCTGTAGCAGACCCAACTCTAGTTTGAGTTGACGCAGAAGCTCTTAACAATACGCTAACGGATAAATCATCATGTTGAAACATGACTTTACCGTTGTTATTTAGCGTTGGAGTAAATACTCGTGCCACAGGCACAGAGTCATTTATAGTGATGTTAGATAGTTGCATCTAGTTTCCTTTTGTGGTAAAATATTACCATGTTAGTGCACAAAATTGTGCTATTGGAGTCGTTTTAACGACACCATGAGTGCAAAAGCAGTCGTAAGCTTCCATGGATCCATCACCGCCTCAAAGTTCCAAGACGGTGGGGGTGGACGTGGAATATAATACGATCGCTTAATACGCGTGAACTTTTCACTTGAGTACGTGTTCGAGCTATACTTACTAGTCGTTTGTACGCCATCAACTACTTCCGTAGAGTAATGACCAACAAAATTCTCAGTAAGTTTAACTGAATCACAACCAGAGTGAAAATCAACCCCCGAGGAGGCAGATACTTGTTCTAAGTACCTTCCAACAGGAAGAAACCAGTCTAAAACAAAGCTAAAAGGAACTGCTTCGTAGAAAACGGTTGCTGGACTAGTTAAACCAAACTTTCGGTTAAACCATTCCTCAACTGAACTACTAGTTGCTCTCCATACTTTACCTACTTTGCATGTACGAGTGCCGGAAGTTCCGACTTCGTACGCATAGCGGACTGTATTTACATCTTCATTAGTCGCATATCCCGTAAACACAAAGTGTTCCGGAGTATGTTCATATTGAATTTGTGCAACAGCCTCTGCGATATCGTATGTGTCCTGCAGTAGTGGAAGCCAACCGAAGTGGACTTCCAACCACGTGTCTGAAGCCACCTTAAGTAAATCTGCCCGGCTTTTACGCCGATTAGCTTTAACATAAGCGGTTCTTTGGATCTTTTGCAGTTGATTAGCATTACGAATTCCGTAACGCTTCTGCAAATATCGGGGAGCGACTGTATTCCCAGTAATCTTCAAATGCTGATATGCTCGCTTTATTTTGCCTCTTCTAATGGCAAGTACGGCTTTACATATACGAGTAGCAGTATCCCCTATAAGCGAAATAGTTTGTTTCGCTTCGAGAACACTAACACCCAAGTTAGCAGTTTTCAGATTAGCCATGTCATCTAACAAAAAGCTAGTGGCACGGTTAGTTGCACCTGCAGTCAAGTCTATTTCAGATTGACTAAAATACGCTAGAACTTCTTGGTAATATGGCGCTATGTAGATATTCCTTGCGGGATATACATCATAACGCTGATACCAGCTGTTCCAGATTTGGTATTCGGCATTGTCCTGTCGGTCAATGCCCGGGTGACGTGTAATCAAAGAATGATTAGCAGTATAGTCTGTGTCATTATAACCAATAAAACGGTTAAAGTTGTCACGTACTAAACCTGATTTTCCTTGACGATAGATCGAATCACGAAAGGATGCTATAGTTTGAAAACTATAACGTCCTGACTGAATTAACGGTCCATCAGTAAATTCGCTTATTTGCATTAGAGTACCTATTTTGTAGGACTCGCAACATAAACGACGAGCCATCGCTCACC